TGTTTTGCCCGTATGGAGGGGATTTATGACAAGAGGCTACTTTTTCAAGGGTGCAAAACGATCTCTACGACTTCATTGCACATTTGTAGACATTATACGTTTGTCTATCGGTTAGTCCTCCGTCACGATACAATCGATATAGGATCATCCTTGATTGGTGTATAAGTAAGAATTTCCTCTTCATCATCATCCCAATCATCATTGTGAGCAATACATCTTTTATCTGGTTCTGTTATGGATTCAATGTATCTATCATCTTTATCCATCACTTTCTTGCAAGTACAATTGTCAAGAACTGAGTATCGGTACATGTTGTATTCAAGTTCTTTGTAAAACTCTTCAGCCTCTCTTCTCTTCTTTGGTCTTAAGAACATCTCAAGCCTGAATAAACCGTTGAGTGTAGCGTGTAATATATTCTTTGGTATAAGGTAGTACTTAAAGATTTGAAACTTTGTCATTAGTAATATTCCTTTTTGCTTGAAGATTTAGGTTCAATTTCTCTGATCTCTGTCCAATTAATGAGTTTAATTTTCTTTAATGCTTTAGTGATTAATTCTTCTGCACGGTCAATGTTCTTTGCTTCAACGGTGCCGCCAATGATCGTTTCATAACCATATTTCTTTAGCTTTGTTTCTTTTGTTGTCATAGTATTAACTCTTTAAGTTTATGCCCACGTTTATTATAATGTGTATGTGGCGAGACATTCCCTGCATGTGTTCTTATCCCGTCATTGCTTTCAGTACCCATGCCAAGCTCTGCATTGCACAGAACTCTGCATGCTAGACGACACTCAGGTTATCCCATTGCCTATGTCACACTGCTATGGTGTGAGTCAGTATGTGGAGCGACCTCGCCACTAAATATCACATATATAAGTTGGAATTACCCCCAACTTTGGGGGTTATTTGGCTTTGAGGATGTCGTCTGCCGTGACGATTTTGCCTGTCTGCTTGACGGCCTCTTGACCTTCTTTGACCATTTGTTTCATTTCATCCTTGGGGACGATGAGTATGGTGCCTGTGCGTGCGACGAAGGAGTACGCATCATTGCCTTGCTTGCGTACGGTGTAGTCAATGACAGCCTTGCGTTTGCTATCTGGGATGGGCATGGTTAAAGGAGTTTTGTTTGATTTTGCCATTATGAACTCGCTTTCTGTTTTTGATTATTAACTAAAAATGGAATTCTCAAATCCCACTATCGCCCCTACGTTGGGTGAATATCTCCCCATACCATTTAGGTACTATTTTTTAGGTAATGCTACAATAGCATACACTACTCTGCTTTATCTCTTAATATATATATATATATATATAATTAATAAAAAAGGAGTAAAATTTTTAAAAAAATATATTTGACAACAACGTGGGCATTATGTATATTTTCAATAGTAGTTCACAGTTTACGGAAGGATAATATGTCAGTAGTTATAAAAGAACTTATCAACTTACCTTTAGAAGAACAGCAAAAAGTACTGAAAGAATGGAGTACATCAAGTAGCACTTTTGATAGCACTAGTGAAGATAGTATTGAAATAAATGGTAATGTTTTTATACTTCCTTCTGTTGTCGTAGGATTAATAAAGGCATTAACTGATGAACTGGAGGAATTAAAATCAAAGTATGCAATACAAGAAAATTAAAGGGATAAAGCACTGCGTTTATGAAAGCACTGATGAATTTGCTAAAAACGGTGGTGGTGATATAACTGTAAAGGATTGGCACACGGCAGATGAGGGTGATTGGGTAGAAGCAGATGATGGAGGAGTTTTGCAGATACTTAGGAAAGGAGATATCAGTCATCCTAACGACAGGAAAAATTGGAGAGCACATGAGGGATATATTCGTACTGTCGTTGGTACTTTTCTTATTAACGATAAAACTTATATGGATACTGATTTTTCTCAGCACCCGAACAGATACACATTCTCTAAGAAAATTAAAAATACTACTGAAAATTTTAGAACTAGAAAAAATGTCACAAAAAAGGAAAAGCTTTTTGCAACGGAAGTGGTTGTTGGTAAGGATGCTATTAGTGCGTATCAAAATGTTTATGATGAAGAAAATTTTAGCAAAGCGAAACAAAAAGCGTTATTATTATTAAAACAGGAAAGGGTTATGAAGGAAATAGAAAGCAGTGTATTAGATATAGCAAAGGGACTTGGTATTGATCATGAATACGTATTAACACGTTTAAAGTGTTTAGCAGATAATAGTGATGATGATAATATTATCTTGCAGTCTTCAAAGGAGTTAGGTAAAATAATCGGTACAAGCGGTCAGACAATAAAGCAAAAAGAAGTTGGGTTACTGGGTGTATTCAAGGGATTTTCCCCAGATCAGCTTGAAAAAGCAGAAAGGAAACAGTTAGAAGAATGACATTGGGAGAAACAATAAGAGAACTAAAACATCTTGGTGGTTTGTTACGTGGTGCAAAGTTATTTAAGGCTGACATGCATACTGCGATTATGATGAAGGAAGTTCTTAAACTTATTAATAAGTTAGAAGTACCTGAGTTAATGTGGGAAAATAAGAAAGACAGAGATGAAGATCATCTTACCATACAAAGTTAAAAAAGAAAACACATCAATGACAGGGTTTTATAAGTTTACGACAATGCAAATCAAACGAAAGGAAAAACATGGGAAAAAGGAATCTTCCAAAAAGGTGGTTTGAGGACAGGTTAAGAGAATTATTTGAAGGAATGAATGATCTGAATACGAGGTTAAAGAGGGTAGAGGGTGTGGTTATAGCCTACCTTGATATGAAAAAAGATCGTAAAAAATTAGAGAAGTTTTTTGATAAACAGAAAAAAGAAGAGGAAAATGGAGGATAAAAATTGTCTTGGGTGTGTATACCACTGGGATAAATTTTGTAAATATTTTGAGTATTCTGGAAAAGATAAGAAAAGAATTCCACCAGAAGTTTTCTCTAAAGGATGTGAGTTCTTTGAAGAGAAGAACGAGTTAGTTCACCAGATTATAGAGAAATTTGATGGGAGATTTATAGATGGCTAGATTAAAAACTATTAGTACTGAAGAAGGTCAGCCTTTAGACATGAACAGCCATGCGTTTGATTTGATGACTGCTGGTGCATCAAACGAAGTTGACATAATTGGAAGTGAAGAGGAAAAACCAAGTTCATCATTATATGAATGGATTAGTGGTGGATTATCACCTGAAGAACATAGGAAGCAAACTAAAGCTGCTGCTACTGAACGAAGAGAAATAGCAAAAGAGCAAGGCACTCCTGATATACATAATGTCCTTCTAGCAGGAGGATTTACCCCAGGCCCAGTAGGAGCAGCAGCTGATATATTAGATGCTTTTTTATATGTAACAGAAGGAAAACTTGGGCAGGCTGCTTTATCTGGGTTAAGTGTTCTTCCTTTTGGAAGTATTCTCTTTCGTGGTGTTGGAGGGGGGAAAAGACTTATGAAGTCATTTGAGGTGGCAGGCAAGAGAATTCCTCGTGAAATGGCTGAGAAGCATATAGATGAGTTTGGAGAACTTGCCCAGAAGGGATTCCATGAGGACTTAAAATTAGTTGGTGGAGTGGATATTGGGAAGGGAGAGTATACTGGTGTATGGGGAGAAGCAGGAAAGAAATCATTACATGTTACTACAAGTGTTGCTGAAGCTGCTAGAACATATGGTGAGAAAATATTAAGGCTTGATATAGATGATAAGATTTTACGGCAGATGATGGATGATGATTTATTGTTAAAAGTGCCAGCAGGAAGACCTGGACAGAATATTTCCCATTTAATTTTTAAGGAGGGTCTTTCTTTGAAAAAGATAAGTGATCTAGAATTATTTAATAATATCGAAGCTTATATTGACTTTATGAGAACTAATGGATATTCACAGATGCAGATTAATAAAATAATTCAACAATATTGGGGCCACAAGTAAATATAAATACCAAAAATGTAAGTGAAGCTGAAAAAGCTTTATCAGTTGCATACAGTGATCTGATAGCATTTGGTAAACTTTTCCTCCCAGGGGATTTCGGGAAATCGGAGTCCCCTCCCTTCCATTATGAAATAGCTGATGCGTTATTAGAACCTACACAGAAGTCACTTGCTCTAATACTACCTCGTGGACACGGTAAGACACAATTATTCAAGACGTTTTTACTACATAAGATACTATTTAAAGATAACGATGAATTAATGTTCATTGCATGGGTAAGTGATAGTCACAGGAAATCCGTATTAAACCTTCAGTATATAAAAGACCATTTACAAAATAATGATATGATTCATTACTATTTTGGGAATATAGTTGGTAAGAAGTGGACTGAAACAGATATTGTTACTACAACACAGGCAAAACTAATATCAAGGTCTAATCTTTCAAGTGTTCGTGGTGAGAACTATTTGGGTAAAAGATATGATATTGTAGCATTGGATGATACAGAAAGCGAAATGAATACTATTACTTTTGATGCAAGAGAGAAGATTAAGAATATTGTTTATAATGGTATAAAGCCAGCTTTAGATGTTGAAACAGGAAGATTAATATTTGCAGGAACTCCAGTTCATTTTGATAGTTTGTGTCAGAACGTACTGGATGGGTATCATAAGTTTCTTGAGGATGGCATTATAGATGAATATACTTGGAATGTCATTACTTATAAAGTAACACAATCTGAAATGCCTGGAGGCGTTTTATGGTCTTCGTACTTTCCTAAAGAAAGATTAGATGGAATAAAGAAGGAACATGAAGACGCTGGCAGGAGTTCAGGGTTTTATCAAGAATATGAACTGGAGGTTTTAAATGAAGAGGAAGCAGTATGGGGAAGGAAGTATATTAAGCATTATGAAGGATTTTATAATTACGATGAGGATATGGGTAACTATCTTATTGTGGATGATGATATGGTTCCTATCAACTGCTTTGTTGGCTGTGATCCAGCTACCGACATTAATACGAAAACTTCTGACTTCTCGGTCATCATGGTTATCGCTATTGATCCTAATAACAATCTATATGTATTAGAGTATGAAAGACACAGGGCAATCCCTACTGTAGCAGGAAGGGATACAGATGGAAATATTATAGGAAAGAAGGGTGTTGTTGATTATATTATGGAACTTCATGAAAAATACCATTGTTTGTCATCAACAGTTGAAGATGTAGCAATGAATAGGAGTATATTCCAATCATTGAATGAAAGAAGAAGAATAGAAAATAAATTCAGTATTAGCGTTATTCCAGAGAAACCAGGGGGCAGAGAGAAAAGAAATAAGATATATTCAGGTCTTTCAGGACGTTTTAGTACTGGAACGGTACATTTAAAGGAAAATATGTTTGATTTAATACATGAAATTGTTACATTCGGTCCTAGAATGGCACATGATGATACCATTGAGACACTTTTCTACGCACAATTGCACGCATTTCCACCCAATGTTAAGCAAAAAAAGGAAGGCGAGGAACGTGTTTGGTATAAGCCTAAGAGAAAAGCAAAAGACTGGGTAGTAGCATAAGGAGTAAATTATGAGTAATGGACAATCTTGGGGAGCATCGAACGAAAAGGAATTCAAAGAAAAATTTCCAGCATTATTTGAGCGTTATGGAAGTATGGAAGAATATAAAGCTGCTATACATGAGGAATATAGGAAAGAGTATTATAATACTGGTCAAGATTATATTGCACAGATTTCTAAGGAATACAAAATTCCAAAGAAATTTATAGAGCAAAAATTTTACGAACAGGATTTAGAATCATATGAAGAATTTGAGTCATCAGGAGCTGATGCAGTTGGACATGTTAAGAGTGATGCAGAGGGAAATGTTTCATGGCTAGGGGGGGAGCATACGAAGGAGGGGAAACCTGAATTAGGTTATCCTCAGATTCTTATGAGAGATGTTGATCAAGAGAAACGTATAATGCCTCAAATGAAAAAAGATTATGATGTTTATAAATCACAAATAAGACGCACACCAGAAGATAAGATTATGGATTCATGGGAAGCAGGAGATTCTAAATCTAATATAATGGGTGAATAATAATGGCTTATAAAGA